CAGTTAGAAACAGTATCTACCACTCTATCGTCCGAGATAAGTGGGGGACCTACATCCCCCTCCATGCTGATACAGAGTTCTATGACGAGGAGTTCGGAGACCAGCACTACATTCAGATCTATGACTCTGAGATGGGGGAAAGGTTTGCCGGTGTAGGCAGGGGAGGGATTGGTCCATTCAATAACGTGGACTGGTGCCTAAAGCACATTGAGAACACAGCCCATTCCCCAGAGCGATGGCCTACATGGCAGGGAGTTCAGGGATGGCTGGCTCACAATGGTCCAGTTATCTTCAAGCAGTACATGCCACCTGGCCTATTCGGCAAAGGTTGCTACCGGTTTTCATACTTCAACTCATGGGAAGCAGACTCGGGCACACTGCTCAGGTACCGACTCAATGCGTTAAAGAAGACTCACTGGAAGGGCTCGGAGAATACGTGGCACTACTGCACCAACTCCATCGAAGAGTGGGAGGACAACGTTTACTTTGTGCGCTCACAGCTAGGCGCAGCAGCTAGTCATATTGGGAGACGAATGGACTCTCCTCAAGTTCTACCAATCGCCGAAGACATCCAGCTCTATGCTCGAATCTTCTATATCTTAAACAAAAGGATTAAGGACCTGAAGGTGCAACAAGGTCTCCTGAAGTGTCCCGATCCTGACCAATACTTTTGGGTCGAAGACTTTACGCGTCCCAAGGAAGGAGGATATACTGACAAACAAGAACAGACTGACCTGCAACAGGCCAGCTAGCACCGACACATTCCCAGAGGATGTACGATGGGCACAACCAACCTATGAGGAGAACTGCCTTGAACATAAGACAGATGCACAAAGAGATGAACAACGTATTGGGAATGCTCCATGGAACAGTGGGGAAAGAAAACCGACTCGTTCAGTTCCTGGAAATAACAGCACTGCTGTTAGATGCACTAGCGATTCGCTACCCCGATCAAGAACCACCCCAGGTGATCGATGCGCTTCATGATGAAGCATATGAGAAGTGGGAGAAAACCGAGAAAGCCAAGGAGACTATGAGGGATGACACGGCTCACTAGCGTAGGGACTCAAATGTCCGCAACTTCGCTCACTACCGCACAACAGTGTGAACAACTGTACTACTGGCAGTACGATAAGAACTTTAGAGAAGTCTGGAAAAGTGTTGGTCTTAGTACCGGGACAATCATGCATGTAGGTGAAGAGTCTTACATGCGAGGACACTCTCTGGAAAAAGCCATTGAGGCTATGGAAGGCGAAGCAGCAGAGGAGGGATTCGATGAAGACCCTCTCTTCAATATTCGCAATAGAGCATACATCAAAGGCTACTATGCTCAATGGGAAGACGCAGACGCACAGCTCTTTGCAGAGAAGCGATACGAGGTTCTTGGCATTGAGGAAGAGTTTGCCTTTGATTACGTCATAGATGGTGTTGGCACCAGATTCGTTGGGAAGATGGATGCTGTAGTTAAGGACAATGTGACTGGTGAGATTATCCTTTGGGAGCATAAGAATGTCTCCAACAAGGATGCTATGGATCCATCATCCCTCTACTACAGACTGCTTCCGATGAATAATCAGCTAGCAATCTACGTGTCTTACCTTCAGCAGAAATTCAATTCTCCTGTTTCGGTCATGTACGACGTTGTTGTTACATCCCCAAGAATGAAGCCAGGCCAAGTCAAGAAAGGCTTAAAGCGTCGCAAGGATGAAAGCCTGGAGGATTGGGAGACACGTAAAGCAAACAACATGGAAACACTTCCCCAGTTTGCTGAGCGTATTGAGCAGCTCTACTTAGATAGCGGTGAGCGTTATATGCGCTTTCCAGTCCAGATCATGAACAGCCAAGTAGAGTCTCGAATGAGTGAGCTCTGTAGATTGGCCCAAAGAATAGATGTGATGGACGAGCCAATAAGAAACACTCATCGATGCTCAAGCTACGGTGGGTGTGCATTTGTTAATTCCTGTCTGGGCATTGAGGATCCAGCAACGTCACCAAGGTTTGAAATAAAAGAAAGAACTCACATTGAGTTAAGCAAGAAGGAGTAAGGATGAGCGATCGCTTTGTAATCAGTCAGCCATCAGAGAAATTCAGGCTACCGCCTCCGCGTTTAGTTATCTACGGTCAACCCAAAATCGGGAAGACTACCTTTGGATCTCAAGCACCAGCACCACTGTTCCTTCAAACAGAAGATGGTTGCGCAGGAGTTAACGTTCCAAAGATTCCACAAACACCATGCGAGACATGGGACGAGCTAATGACTTGTCTCCGTACAATCGCATCCAGTGAGCATGATCGCAAAACGCTTGTGCTTGATACCGTTGATAGGGCGGAGAAGCTTTCTCAGGACTGGGTTCTGAAGACGGTATTCCGTGGAAACCATGACAAGTACATGAGTTACTACAAGGGTCCAATAATGGCTGGTGAGAAAATGGCTGAGCTGCTCAATGCTCTCGACCATATTCGAGACCGGCGCAATATGAACATCGTTCTCATCTCCCACGATGGTCTCCAAAAGGGACCGTCTACACTGGGTGATGACTTTAAGAAGCTTGGGGGCAATGTCTCCAGCTATGCTTGGACACGCTTGCGTGACTGGGCAGATCAAATTGGACACTGCACCATGGACTTTCGAGTCGTGGATGCAACCGCGATGAAGGCCGGTAAGGCTAAGCGGGTTGGGAAGCAACGATGGATCTACTTCGAGGGTGAGCCTGGAAGAGATGCCGGATGTCGCGCAGGTTATGAACTGCCTGAGCGGATTGAACTGAACTGGTCAACGTACCAGGAAGCAATGGGAGATAGACTCAATGGCTAAAATCAACATGAACATTTCCTCCGAAGAGGAGTCTCGTCACGCCGGAACTAAGGGCGGTTACGAGCCAGGTGATTACTCGTTTCAGATTGTAAAGGTGGAAGATGCCACTGCGCCGTCTGGCAACGAGGGGATCAACATGACCTTTAAGGCTATTAGCGGAACAATACAGTTTACGGTGTATGACACTATCTGGCTCACAGAGCGGGCTAAGTGGAAGTATGTCCAGTTCTGCCACTGCCTTGGGCTTGACCCAAAGGCCGAGCTGGATAGCGACCAGTGGTTTGGCATGAAGGGTGGCTTCGACCTGCACCATAAGCCAGGTAAGACACACCTTACTCCAAAGAAGTATTACACCCCGCAGGTGGCTACGGACTTGGGCATCGACATTACGGCTGAGGCAAACTCGTTCGAAGCCGATGATGTTCCTTTCTGAAAAACCCCAGCATCGGGACGGTCTCGCAATCACGCGGGGCCGTCTCGGTCACCGAGCGAGGTGCGCATGGCTACATTTGAAATCGATGGCCGTAAGCTGGGTAAAATCATACGACTACTCAAAGAACTTACGGATGACTTAGAGGCTATCAGCGGTGAAAAGCCAAAGAAGCCAAAAGTAGTAAAGCAAGTTGATGCTGCGCTCCTCGATAAAGTGCAGAATGTCGTTAACTTCTACCGCCAAATCCACCCAAACAGAGGCAAGACAATCAAGCCAGGGGATAGGCTCTGGAAGATTATTGAGGCTCGCATTAACCAGGGCTACACAGCAGAGCAGTGTCGCATGGCAATTGTCGGCAACAATCACGATGACTGGTACAAGAAGCGTGGTCGGCACAGCATTCAAAACATATTCTCCAACGATAGCCACTTTGAGAGATTCATTGAGCTTCCCAAGCAGTTAACCAGGAACGCTGAATCCGAGAAGAAAGAGAAGGCCAGCTCTTATGGGTACAACGGGGGAAGTGAGGAGTTCTCAGATGGACATGTCGACTTCGGGGATTGAGTCAACCTACATGGCAAGGGCTAAGCAAATTGCAGCTCGAGCAAAAGAGATAGGCTTAACTGATGAAGACAAGGAAGTTATTGAATTAGAAAGCAAGGAGGGTCAGGCCCATGCTGTTCGTGATTCTCTTAAGCAACAGTTTATTCCCAATAGGATACTTGAAACAATCAAGGGAGACCTGAGCGCTACACCTGCAATGCAGGCTGCTGCAAAGTTCTTAAAGGCTCCTAAAGATGCTTGGTGTCTTGTTCTTGCTGGCCCCAAGGGGTGTGGGAAGAGTACGGCTGCTGGGTGGTATCTGTCACAGAAGACATGGGGACAGGTCTCATGTCCTCCTAAGACTAGGAGATGGTGGACGGCAGCGCGTCTTGTTCGGATAAGCGGATTCAACAACGAGTTTGAGCCACTTATCCAGGTTCCAACCATGGTCATAGATGACCTGGGCCTGGAGTACATGGACAAGAATGGGCACTTCAATAGCCGCCTAGATGAGATTATCGATGAGCGTTACTCCAACTACAGGCCCACTGTGATCACCACGAACCTGAATGCACAAGCATTCAAAGAGCGGTATGGCGCTAGGGTCATTGATAGGATCAGGGAGGGGTTCCGCCATGGTGGCGCTTTCATTGAAATCAACCACGGTAGTCTGAGGTGAGGGGATGAGTGACGATGTAGGATGGCTTTCTGTAGAGTTCAGAATGCCAGGTGATAAGATCTGGATGAAGATGCTCTCGCAAAAGCCAATTTCGAGGGAGAAGCAAAAGGAAGTGTTGAGGAGAAAATGGGGAAACACAGTAGAGATAAAGGAGCTAGGTTCGAAAGATTCGTAGCCAATGCACTTAAGCCAGTCTTTGGGCCAGGTGTAACCAGGAGTTCGGGGCAATGTTTTAAGGGAGACACCCGAGCAGACGTGGACTGTCCAACGCTATGGGTCGAGTGCAAGGTGGGCAAGAGACCCAACATTAAAGCAGCACTTGAGCAAGCCGAAGAGGCAGCGAGCAGCAGCAATAGCAATAAGAAATGTGTCGCCATCTGTAAGTGGGACAGAGAGGCACCAATAGCAACCATGCGGCTAGATGACTTTATAGAGATTCTACGCTGCGCAATTGAGGGGGGTTATGATGGAGGCTTGGAAACTCGCTTACGTCGGGAGGAAGATGGAGGCTAAGCCGGCCGGGG